TCCAGCTTTTAGTGCTTTCTTCATTTCTTTAGTGTTAAGCTTTAGAAATGCTTCATACACTTCAACTGCATCAGTAGTCATGTTATTCATTCACTTCTTCAATTAAAAGATTCTTACATTGTAAATCTCTATCAGTTTCAATGTGTAGAATCCTGTATTGTTTATTGTTCCATTTTACCCTGTCAAAATCATCAATGTCTTGATATATTCTAACAGATAATTCTTGTTGGTATGGATAGACATTTTCAAAGTTTTCCACAGTTCTATTTCCTCCACTGTGTTTAACTCTGGCTCTGCATGAAAATGAAAATATGTAATCAGTACTTTGTTCACCGTAATCATTAATAGTTATTTCTGGTTTCCAGATTTCTATTACTTCTTTTAAAATCCCAGCTCTCATTATCCTGCAATTAAATTTCCATCTTCATCAAATCTAAAACTATGTAATATTCTTTGTGCAGCTATATTATTGATTTCACTATCAAGTTCAATTACACAATTCCCTTGCTCATCAAGTTTAATGTACTTTAAGAAACCATCTATTGTTCTACTTACAAATTTATTACTTGTTGTATCTGCATAGTTCTTATAAAGACTGAGAAGGTAATCATAACTAAATGGAATCTGATTAACAGAAACTCCATAGGCGTTTCCTTCTCTACTGTTGTACAAATCCCCAATGTAAAGTAAGATAGCATGATTAAGGGGAGCGGGTAAACTCCCCTATGAATCACGCACATCATCCAACACACAGCAGATATGTTTGGCAACAGTTTGTTCTGCTACATCATAAAGCATCATAATATAATCATCATCATTATGAAATGATTCATCAATATTAAGATGCTTTTTTATTGTTTCTAGTGTCATATCTGCCAGAAATTAAAAATTAAATAGTAGCAAGCTTAGCAACCTGAATAGCTCCATCTCTTACCACTTTAGCATCACAGTAGAAATTGACAACAAGACGGACACAACCATCAGCAGCAAGGCTGTAGTTATCAACAACAATATCAAGACCGTCCCAGATACCAATAACTAAATTGCTAAAATCACCATAAGCAAGTTTGCCAGCATCAACAAAACCAGTGCAAAGTGCGGGTGTACCATCAACTTCACCATTCTCCATAACCATGCCAGTGCCGTTAGTACCTTTAATCATACCACGCAAAGCAGCTTTAGCAGTAGGAGAAAGCAAATATTTCTTTTCACCATAAGAATCTTTACCATCCAAAGCGGATTCAAGATTCAAGACACTAGCAAAATCAGAAATGGTGTTGCTAACAGTGCCGTTAAAAATACCAGCAGGCTGAGTAGTAGAACCAGCAGCAGTGCCAAAAATAGTGGCTTCAAGCTTACCCATAACAGCCTTAGTAATCTCATTTCTTACAGCTCTCTCAATGCCAGCAGAATCTTGTGCAAGCAACATTTTAGAGATAGGAACAACAACACTTAATCTCTTAGGAGAAAGTTTAACACTGGTGAAAGTGGGAGTAGTAGCAGCAGTAGTAGCGGTTTCACCCTCCCAAGTGGCGTTAGCTTCACTAATCACAGGGAATTGAACATCATTAACAAGACCAGAAAGAATATTACAACCAAGTTCAGCCATAACACTCTTATTGCTGATAGCCTGTGCAATATCAAACAAATCTGTTGCAACAATGTCTCCACCTTCAGTGGCTTTAGTAATAGTACGGTATTCAGCATTAGGAAGCTGGATTTGACCCTAAAAAGCGTTACCAGTACTTCTGAAATTCTCAGCACCAACATTTAATACTTCCTGTGTAAATTCATCCTGTTGGCGGTTGTTAGCTACATTTCTAATAGCTTTTACTAAACTAAAATTTTTCTTTTCCATTTTATTTTCTTTTTTAATGTTAATATTACTTGATAATTGAACATCTAAACTGTTCAACTGATTATTAATTGATTCAATATTTCTTTTTATCTCATTAACTCTATTGGTTTCATCTTCATTCATCATTCTGATTTCTCTTTTGCAATTCTCAATAATAGTATTAGCTTCTTGTTTTAATTCAGCTTTCTATTCTAAAAGTTCTTGACTATTCATAATTTATTAACCTCCTCTTTAATTACATTTAATGCTTTATCAATTTCTTCTGAATTAGCCTTGACTTCTGCAAATCTAACTGATGTGGCTGGGTAAGCAGCTCTAGTAACAATAGAACAATCAAATAAGCCATCAATTTTAATTATCTCTCTTTTAAGGTCTCCATTAATTCCTTTGTACCAAATATCACCGTCAGAAGGAATAGTAAAGGCAAATGAACATTCATTGTAATTACCAGCTCTTACATTGTAAAGAACTTCATTTCCTAATGGTGTATCTGGTGCTTCAAAACTAAAGTATAAACCATCTTCTCTAAGTTCAAGATGTAAAGTTCCCTATCCGCTTCTACATCTTGCTAGCATTTGGTTTTCATCATGGTTAAGGCACATCACAATATCAGAATTATCAACTAATTCCTGTGTTATTGCTTCTGGTCTAATAAGCTCAGTAAATCCGCCTAGGTCTCTACTCCAGCTATTAAACACTACAGCTCTACCAGAAATGATTCTATTTTCCTCTTCTGACTGTAATTGTACACTTCTAACAATCTTATCCATCATTCTCTGATTTTTGATTTATAATGTTATCTTCTATCTTTGTATAAGGCACTACTAAATCATCACCGCCATCTACAACTTCATAACCTAAAGCAGTTCTAGCTTCATTACAACTTATGATACCATTCTTAACTAGTGTGCTGAAATATTCAGCGGTTGCAGCTTTATGTGTCTTTAACAAGTAAGTTTCATCTAAATTGACATATAAATCTTTTTCACTAGTCTTTAAAAGCTTCTTGGTTAGTTCTTCTTCAACCATCACAATATAAGATTGTAAAGTGTGAAGTAAAAACATTTCTTGTTCTTTCTCTATATCAGTACTTTTAGTTACACCTAACAAGCCTGGAGTGATACCAAAGAATCTGCCAATATCCTCAACATTAAATTCCCTACTCTCAATTAATTGTGCATCTGTAGCAGAAATTTGAATGGGTTGATAAGTCATATTTCCCTGTAGAACAGCTAAGCCATTTCCACCAGCTGAATAAGCGGTTGCCCATGATTGTCTAATATCATTTTTCTGTTGGGGACTTAATTGTCCTTCAACCTTTAAAACACCAGATAAATTGCATCCACTTTCAAAGAAGTTGTTAGCACTGTTTTCTGTATTGTTGGCATTCTTAATGGCTCTGTTAGCGTAAGATAATACACTAATTCCTGTAATGCCATCATAACTATTCTTTTTAAAGTGAAGCATATTACATGGCTCAATTCTTTTAGAACCAATAATGGGAGCATTATAATATAATTCATTGGTCTGTTTATTGTAAAGAATAGAAACATCACAACTTTCTAAGAATCTCAGTGATTTCACTGTTCCATCACCGTCTCTTTCAATATAAGCAAATCCATTTCCCTTTAATAGTACTGACTGAACCAGCATTTTAATAAAGAGATATTTATTAATGTTCTTTGATTTGAACACTTCATAAACTTTATGATTCTCCAGAATTATATTATCTCTTTTAACTTGTAAGGGAAGCATAGCAACAGAATCACTGATAATCTCAACAGCTCTATAAACCGCTGAAATATTCATTGCTGAATTGTTCTAAATGAGCTAACCAAAAGTTAAACCAGTTCCACCATAAATAATTGCATCTGGTGGAGATTCTACTACTTTATTTCTTTTACTAAATATACTCATACTACTGTTATTGTATTTTCATATTGTGGTTCACTTAAATACATTCCTAATGCTTCAATCATTGCAATAACACCATCTATCTTTCCTTCTTTACCTCCACCTTTAACAGGTTTGGAATTGTCATTGTGGTCTGTCTTTATTGCAACATTACTAAAGCACCATCTTATTATTTCATTATTATCTATCACTATTTTATCTGACTTAATCAATCTTTCAAATTCCTTAGTAGGCTTATTAAAATTCCACAGTGCTTGTGAATATGGTTCTAATGGTAATCCGTTTGCAGTGGCATTAATTGCCCATTGTGTAGCGTTCCAACTATCATAACCAATCTTATTAATATAGATTCCATCCAAATTAAGAATCACATTTAAGATATAATCATAGTCCGTAACATTGCCATCTGTAACAATTAAATCACCTGTTCTTTTCCATTTCTTATATTGTTCAGCATTTATATTGTTATACATTACTGATTCTGGAGCAAAGAACCAATTTTTAAAATAGAACTTACCATTATAAGGAATCATTAAAGATAAAGCCGTTAAATCAGATACAGCAGCTAAATCAACACCCATATAACACTGGCAATCTTTAAAGTCATTAAGATTGATTGTTTGAGTGTGATTTAATATTTGTTGGTTGCTTATCCATACATCTGATGAAGTAATCCACTGATTGAAATTCTTAGTTCTGATTGCAACCTCCATTGATTGTTGGTTCTTAGCTTGATTAATCTATTCTAATAGATATTGTTCTTTCACTGTTACATTTAAATTGGGATTTGACTTTATAAAATTCTTTGGGTCTTTCCAGTCATCATCTTCATCTAAAGTGTAGATAGCAGCAAACACAGTATCATCTTCTTTTAATCCAGCTAAAATTTCAGTATATGTTTTTCTCATTTGATAGCAAACACCAAACAAATTAAATCCCGCTGTAGTAATTACTATTGCTAACGGCTGTTCTCTCATTCCTTGACTTGATTTCAAAACATCATACATTCCAGAATTGGGTGCTGAATGGTATTCATCAACTACAAACACAGAACTATTCCAACCATCATTATTATTTAAATCAGTACTAAGCACCTGTAAGAAAGATTTAGTTTTATCAAACTTTATCTGGTCTCTGTACCTCTTAAAGAATTTCTTTTTTCTGTCTATTCCTTCACATAAAGTAGAACACATTTTAAATAGTATTCCAGCCTGTTTAGCTGAATTTGCTACTAATTCTACCTCAGCACCGTTTTCTTTATCCGCAATTAAACCATATAAAGCAAGTGCAGCAGCAAAGAATGATTTGCCGTTCTTTCTTGCTAATTCAATTAAAACATTCTTACACACTCTCAAACCATCTTTATCTTTAAAGCCATAAATAGAACATACAATCCAAAATTGAAAATCACTTAGCACAAAGGGCTTTCCATTGCTTTTTCCTGTAAAGTGTTTAAGGTGTGAACAAAAATTTACAACTCTATCTACTGCGTCAGTATCAAAGTAATATTTATCAAAGAAACTAAGATAACGTTTACAAGCTTGTTTTACATAAATACACGCGGGAATTTCACCAGATAATATTTTGAACGGATAATCAACATATTTTTCTTCAATCTGAATATTTCCAATAGTAACCATAATGTTTATATCCTTTCTAACACGCTCTTATTATTGAAGTGTCTTTGAATCCATCTTTTAAAGCTTGTTTAATAGAATCAAAATGTTTTATTATAGTTCCTTTTTCATCTATGCAATCAACAGCTTTATAATATTTCTAAATTCTTGTTCCATAATTTAAATTATAAGTATGGGTACACCATTCTAAATTATCAACAGAATTATTAAACGGATTTTCATCTTTATGATTAACTTCTGGAAGGTTATCTGGATTATCTATAAAAGCAGAAGCAACTAATCTGTGAATATAAAACCTCTTATGATTTTTATTTGAATCATGTAAATCCACAGCTAAATAATTATTTATCTTTAAAGGTTTCAATATCCTTTCTTTTAAATGAATTACTTTTCCATTATTATAAATAATTTCTCTGGAAAGAGATTTTATTTCACCGTTGCAACTTACTTGATATAAACCTTCATAGCCTTCAATATCTTTCCACATTATTCTTTTGTTAATTCATCAATATAATCATCTACACTATCTTCTTCCATAGTTCTAATTTTACTGTCAGCA